CTTGAGCTCCGGGAGGGTTTTACCCCGGAGAAGTGGACGCTAGACGGCGTGAGGATTGAAAGATCCCTCATTCCGCCTTACGGGTTGTTGCCGGCAATACGCCCTGCATTCAGGAACAAGCTGAACCTCACGCGTGTAGCAAACGTGATGGGGGCATTCAGCTCGCTACTGGGCAGGTAACTAAAACGCAAATCTCACTGAGAAATCCGATGGACCTCAACAGCAAAACCTACGCCTTTGCCGGCGTGGTAGGGAACTATACGCGCTATGCGTATCGAGCACTAGGTCTGCCCCAGCTCTTCAGCTGGGTCACAGGCGCCGTCACCGAAGCAAAAGGTGGCGGAGGGAAGGGGAAGGCCAACCTGCCTCCCAAGACCCATGTGCGCTGGAACCTGCGTCAAGTGGTTCCAGTTCCTGAGGATTCACCCTGCGGTTGCGAAGGCGATGTAAAAGCACAAAATACCGTGTTTATCGAATTCGTGATCTCTGGCGAGTCCGACTCGACTGTGCGCGCTGACCTGCTCGCTCAGATCCAAGCTTTGGTGCTTACGACGGAATTCACCGGCTCTGTCACCAACTTGGAGCAGCCCTACAACTAAGTAGGCTGAGTTTTACATAGGTCAGTCCTATTGCAATGACATCTTTCAGTAACCAATGAGGATCTTATGGCTACCATAGCCCTTGCAACAGAACGCGCAGTCAGTTGGAAGAAGCGGAAGGCGCGGGCGAAGAGAGACATCCTTCGTATCCGCCGGGGTAACACCCTTCCAGGCATCACTAAGCTCGCAAGAGCGACGTTTGGGTTTGACGGCAATTACACCGCCGGAAAATTCACCTCCTTACTTGATGGGTATAGACAGCAGGCCATGATGGCTGCTGACCCGGATACCTTCGCCCTGTACTACCAACTTGCCGAGTGTTTTAGCAAGTGGGAAGGGCCAGGCCTCGTCAACACCACCGACGAGGACCGACTCTCAGCCGCACAAACGGCGTTCTGGGAGGCGGAGGAAGCTTGTCGTATTAGTAACTTACGGCTGGCTGGTAAGCTTGAAGACGTTGTGTTGCCTATCGGGACCTTAGAGCGCGCGGAAAAGCTCGTTCGGGCCGTCCTCGGACGGTTCCCGATTGAAGAGCTCCCGCGTGCTTGTGGTTTTGGTCCCGGTGCGTCAACTAGCCTGAAACGGGCGAATAGCTCGCAACAGAATAAGTGGCAAAATGCACGCCACATTACTGCACCGGCGTTACCGTACTACATGGCCTTTTACCACTGGGCTGGCCTTGAGTTGCTCCCATCAGAACTTGAGGTCGTAGACGGGAACAACATCGCAACCGTTCCGAAGAACTTCAAAACGTGGCGGACCATTG